AGTTCGCTTCATTCGGGAGATTTACGATAACCCGATAGGCACGCACAGCGCGTACCTGTCAATTGCACGGAAGAACGGCAAGACCGGATTGATTGCCGCTATCTTGCTTGCGCATCTGTGCGGGCCGGAAGCGGTGCAGAACAGCCAGATCGTCAGCGGTGCGCAGTCCAAGGATCAGGCCGCTGTAGTGTTCGAACTGGCGCGCAAGATGGTTGAAATGGAGGGCTCCAAGCTGCAAAGCCTGGTGCGCGTCCAGCCCAGCGGCAAGCGATTGATCGGTCTGTCTAAGAATGTGCTGTACCGGGCGCTGAGTGCAGAAGGCAAGACGGCCCACGGCTTAAGCCCAATCCTGGCAATTCTGGACGAAGTGGGTCAGGTGGTCGGGCCGACAGATAAGTTTGTAAGCGCGATTACTTCAGCCCAGGGCGCTTATCAGAATCCATTGCTGATTGCGATAAGCACCCAGGCGCCGACCGATGCCGATATGTTTTCTACCTGGATTGATGCGCAAAAGAATGCGCCTGATCCGCGTGTGGTGTGCCATGTGTACGAAGCGCCAAACCCTTGCGCACTGGATGACAAAAAGGCGTGGGCGGCGGCAAATCCAGCAATGGGAAAGTTTCGCAGCATTGCCGATATTGCAAAACAATGCCATCAGGCCAGAGAGATGCCAGCCAATGAGCCGGAATTTCGAAACCTGATACTAAATCAGCGGGTAGAGGCGGTTTCGCCATTCGTTGCTGGTAGCGTCTGGAAAGACAACGGCGCAGATTGCGGTTCGATAGATGGCAAAAAGGTATGGGCGGGGCTGGATTTATCCAGCGTCAACGATTTGACTTCACTTGAAGCGGTGACTGAGGACGGTGGCGTCCATTCCGCGTTCTGGTTGCCAGCGGAAGGGCTGAAAGAAAAGAGCCGGAAAGACCGCGTTCCTTACGATTTGTGGGCCAAACAGGGTTATTTGAATACCACACCAGGGCGTGCGATTGAATATGAATTCGTCGCTGAATACCTGCGTGGATTCTTTGACCGCTGCGATGTGCAGGCGCTGGCCTTTGACCGTTACAACATGGTTCATCTTCGCCCTTGGCTGGTAAAGGCTGGGTTTACCGAGGACGAGCTAGAGAAATTTATCCCGTTCGGTCAGGGTACAGCGTCCATGACACCGGCCTTGCGCGAGTTTGAAGTCAAGTTGCTGGGCAAAAAGCTGAGGCACGGGAACCACCCAGTTCTAGAAATGTGCGCCAAAAATGCGACCGTAGTAGGCGACTCTGGGGCGCGCAAGTTTGACAAGCGCAAACAAACGCGCCGGATCGACGGCATGGTCGCGCTGGCTATGGCCGTCGGAGTGATGCCGACTGAAATTGAATCTGACACCCTATCGCAAGGCTTCGTGTCCCTGTAACAGCCAACCAAACAAACAATGAACCTAATCGACAAAATTGCCGCAAGCCTTGGTTACGGCAAGGTCGATGCACGCCCGCAAAATGTGACTTACTCCGAGGCCGTAATGGAGGCGTTTCACGTGGCGCCTAGCGGTGTGACGGTATCAGCAACAAGTGCAATGCGGGTGTCAGCGGTAGCCGCTTGCGTGGCAAAGATCAGCGGCGCAATCGTAAGTATGCCGCTGCACGTTTACCGCCTTAACAGCGACGTGCCTGACCGCCTACCGCGTGACAACCTTTGGTATTTGCTTAACGAACAGCCAAGTCAGCAGTACACCGCGTCGTCAATGTGGGAGGGCGTCAGCATGGCGCAACTACTGCGCGGCGATGCTTTCGGATTGATTCGACGCGGCTTAAACAACAGCGTCAGGGAAATCCTGCCTCTGCCTTGGGGTAGCGTCAGCCCAATCCGCACACCAAGCGAGGGCGTCCGCTATTACGTCACCTTGCCGACGCACGGAATCAGCACCTGGTTTGAAGCGTCTGAAATCCTGCATTACCCCGGCCTTGGCTTTGACGACGCCACTATGAGAAGTATGTCGGTGATCCAGTACGGCGCGAGGAATGCTATTGGCAACGCTATCGCAATGGACGTTTACGCTGGCAAGTTTTTTGAGGGCGGTGCACATCCTTCGATCATTCTGGAAAACGATAAAAAAATGTCGCCCGAGCAAGTGGCGCAACTGCAGGCTGCTTTCACATCAAAGTATGCAGGGCTTGAAAATGCTCACCGCTTGCCATTGGTTTTGACCGAAGGCACCAGCGCCAAAGCAATCAGCCTTTCCGCCGACGACGCGCAATTGCTGGAGGCTAGAAAATTTCAGGTGCTTGACGTTGCCCGCGCATTTGGCGTGCCGGGTTTCATGATTAACGAAAGCACTGGCTCGACAAGTTGGGGCAGCGGTATCGAATCGATGGGCCGTGGCTTTGTGCAATACACGCTGCAACCGTGGCTTAGAAAGATCGAGCAAGAGCTTAATAGAAAGCTGTTTCCGCGTGACACAGGCCGCTTTGTAGAGTTTTACCGCGATGCCCTGATTGAAGGCGACAGCGCAGCGCAAGGCACCTATTTCCGATCTGCATTAGGCGGTCCAGGTATGGGTGACGCGCATTTGACGGTCAACGAAGTGCGAAAAATCAAGCGCATGGCTCCTGTGAGCGGTGGCGACGAGCTTTACCGCGCACCACGCGACAAGCCAGCACCAGACACCAGCAAACAGGATGCTGCGGTTGCGGATGTTGCCAACACCTTGCGCGAGATGCGCCACACCAACGAATTGCAATCCGAGCGCATTACAAATCGCCTGGACAACCAGCCAACGCCAGCGCCGGTTATCAACATGGCAGCGCCGATTGTGAATGTTGCGCCTGCAGAGGTAAATGTGAATGTCGAAAAGCCTGACGCGCCGATTGTCAACAACGTAATCAACCTGCCAGAGCCGGTGATTAACGTCGAAGCCGTCATGCCTGAATCAGCGCCGCCGGTTGTCAATATTGCGCCGCAAGTTGTAAATGTTGCCCCTCAAGTCGTGAACGTAGGCGAAACAGTGGTCAATGTAGCGCCCGCTGAAGTCAGCGTAAACCTGCCTGATAGACGAATTGTCGGCACGGTAGAGCGCAACAGTTCCGGCCAGATCACCAAAACAATTCAGACGGAAACGGACCTGTAAATGGCAACACAGTACAGCGTAGCAACACGCACCGCGCAGATGGCGCAGCTAAACACGACCATCGGCATAAACGCGCAAATCATCATCTACAGCGGCACAGCACCGGCCAACGTTGGCACGGCTGCTACTGGCACGCTGCTTGTCCAATTTGCAGGCAATGCAACCGCTTTCGGTGCGGCCGCAACTGCTGTGCTGACCGCATCGGCTGTCGCTGGCGTCAACGCAACGGCGGCGGGTGTGGCAGGGTACTACCGCATTAATACCAGCGCGGGCGTAGCTGTCACGCAAGGCACGATTACAGGCGCGGGCGGTGGTGGTGACATGGTTTTGACCAATACCAACATTGCCGCGGCCCAGGCTTGCAACTTCACCAGCTTGACTATTACGGCATTCGGGGCATAAGTGGCAGCATCGACAATCACGCTTAACCCCGGCACGGGTGGCGATAAGCCGTTAGTTGACACCCTGACCACGGTTGACGGTGTAGCGGCTCCGGCTGGCGCGTCAGTACAAATCATTAAAAATGCGTTTGGCCCCGCAAACACATCGACAACAGTAACGACCGCAACGCCTATGCCCGTTACCTTGCCAGCGGGCAGGAACAAAGTAACGGTTGACGATACACAGGCCGACATTCACGGTCAATTGGTCGGCGTCACCCGCATCACGCAGATCACAACCAAGTTTTTCCAGCAAGCGCCATCAGCCTTTTTAAACATCACGGCATCAGGCGGCGCTACAGCAACAGGGCCAACTTTAGGCGCGGCGGTGTTTTCAACCAGCACAGCGGTTACTGCTGCGTTGCTGGCTCAAACGCCTGTGGGCATCCTATACGCGGCGCAATACGAAGCATGGGCTGTACTGTCCGGCGCGTACACCGCCCCGACTTCAGCAGCCAGCTTTCAGAGGCTTGGCATTTACGACGCGGCAAACGGCTACGCTTTTGGCTTTAATGGCCTGACTTTTGGTTTATTGATTCGCGTCAACAGCGTTGATACTTTCATTGCACAAACTGCATGGAATCGTGATGTTTTAAACGGCGCAGCAACGAGCCAATTTACAAGCAACAACGCGCCAGTGGCGTTTGTGCCGACCAATCTCAA